AACCTTGTCCATCTACGGTTCCTGATATATCATAAGAATCGCAACCAAACGCTCCCATGTGTTCATTACCAGGATATTTTATACCATTTTTAAGTACCACTCTATTTTGTAATCCCACTTTAGGTGTCCAGCTAATTTTAAATCTACCTTGTTGATCTGGATAAAATATCACCTGTGAATCCTTTATACCATTCACCCATTGGAAATTACCTTTTGTAACTCCAAGGGTTCTAGACATTTCTTCATTATAATCTATCTGTTCGTATATTTTAACTAGATTGAATATACTACCCTTCGCCTCATCTCTAAATGCATGTTCAGTAGTTTTAGGAAATTGTCTATAAAATTCGTTTAACGCGTCGTGATCACCTTTTAAACCATCAGCTTCGTTTTGCCAATGCTCTATAATGCCTACATCTATTAGTTCACCATCTGGACCGAGCACATCGACGTCTGGTGTATCAAAAACTGGAATTCCGTACTCGTCAATAAATCCTTCGTAGTTCCATTCCATTGGGACAAACAGAGAATATAAACCAGACTTTGTCTGGCCATTTCTATTTCTCTTTGTGACATCTGACGCGTTATATAGTTTCTTAAAATTGTCTCCACCTTTATCTAATGCGTTTGAAGTGCTACCCATCATACATTTACCAATAATTCTACTACCTAATCGTAAACATGTTTTTGTAACTCTCCAATTATTTAATATATTATCGGGTCTCTCCCACTTACCACTTTCATCATGTACTAATAGATTTAATTTTTCACCATCATAACTATTATCACCAGTATTCTTCCAATCAATAGTTGTATCTAATCCTTGTATATCTTCTAACTTTTCGTTAGATGTGATTTTTCTTCTTGTAAATTTACTAGCAGGTACTCTATATGCTAACTCTGTTTTAGGTCTATCCATACCATCTTGGATAGGTTTGAAAAAGAATGGGTAATTAATACTTATAGGAACTACCTTGTCAGTAAACATCTTTTTAGCATCAGCACCTGTTTTAGAAAGTACTCCATATCTACTATCAGTTGCTAATGTAGCTAAATTAACTGTCTCTGCAGATGACATAAAAGAGAATCCTGAACGTCTATTCTTTAGATAGCACATTCCATAACATCTTTTATCTGCTTTACATGCTTCCCAAAATATATAGAATAATCTATTTGCCTCTCTAAAATCTGGAGCACCAACATCAATCTTGCTCCATTGTAAATACATATAGTGCGTACCTGCTATATAAGTTGGCTCACCTTGATTCATGAACCAAAACCCTTCGTCTCTTCTCTTAAATTCTTCGTCTATATAATCGAACCATTGATCTTTATTTTCATCTGGATAATTTCTCCAATCGAAGATATTTTTAATCCTACTTAATTCTTTTGGATACTCTGCTTTAACCCATTTATCCTTCTCGTGTTTAAATACTTCTTTAGGTGTTTTAGGTAATGCTATTCGAAGATTTTGGATTTCATAAATTTCACCAATTTGACCAGTTTTTGATATAACGATAACATCATGCTCTTTATTGTATCCATATTTCCATTTTTTACCTTTATTAAGTCTACTAATAGTAGTCTTTTTTATAGGTTCTATTATTTTAACTAAGCTTTGCTCGTACATTATTTAGATCTACCTTCTGCGAATCCTTTAAAAACTTGCTCTTTATTTTCTTTTGGCTCTTTACCTTCCAAAAGATTTTCTTCTTCTTGAATTCTAGTTAGTATTTCAAAAGCGTCAAATATAGCCAACTTTTTAGTAGCCGCAGCATTCTTAAGTCTATCTGCTGTAATATCATCTCCACTATCAACAATAGGTTCTTTCGCTACTTTAATAAGCTCTTCAACTGCTTTCTGCCCAGCTTGGATTATATTCTTCTTCGTCTCCTTGATATTCATATTTGATCGTAATAAAATTAGATAAAACTCTATATAGTCGTTCTTTGTCGATTATAAACTCGTACTCACTTTTTGGTCTAAAACCAATTAGTTCGTTTATTTTAACAGTACCATCCGAATATTTAACGATACCTTGTAAAGGTTTTTCAGATTCAATATTAAACTGATCTATTGCTTTTAAAGGTTTTACAAAACAAAATCCTTTTGGAGCGTTCCATTCACCATTTCTTTTATATAGAAATATTTGATCTTGAGTTATAAGATAAGTGAATTCATTAAAATAACTTCTACTATTCTTTTCTTCACCACGCACGTTATGCCACCTACGAAATACATTGTGATGTACAATCACCTCATCTCCAGCTTTAATATTTGTATCACCAATAATCGGGGTTGATATAACTTTTGCAACCCTATTTACATGTTGATGATTAAAGATTTCTGTATTAAGGATTAACTCTGAATCTCCAACTTTTTTAGTGTTGTTATATCTTTCTCCTACTGGTGTTACAACAAAGTTGTAAACACTCTTCATTAGTATTCTAGATTATACTCTACAGATACCGCCATGTTTTTGTTAAAGTCTTTCCATGGTAAAACGTCTTTATCTTTTCTAATATAAACAGAAAACTTATCATCTTCTTCTATTATATCACAAATTTTATGTCCACCATATACTTCCTGACCAACAGCATAATGCATGGCATCGTTTTTATAATCTTTACCTACACTAATCTTTCTTATCAGTTTCGCCATTGTCTGGAGGATAGTTTATTTCACCTGTTTCAATATTTATATCTACAGTACTATATTCTTTCTGTAGTTCATCTTGTAAAAGTGTTAATTGATCTTGAATAGTACTTAGATTATGCAACATTTGATGTTTTCTAGTCTCAATTCTACCAATTTCTATTTGATGATCATTAACTGAACGCACAGCGTTTTGTACTCTCGTTAATTGTTCATCAGTTATTTTTTCCGGTCTAAGGTTTTTCACCTTAGGTGTTTTTCTTTTTGCCATTTTATTTAATTTAAGTTAATTATTTATTTATTTTATTCTTCTTCTTCTTCAGGTATTTCAAAACCTAAAGATGTAACTTTATTATCTAATTCAGTTTGCGTATCACACTCATAAGTGTTTTTATTTGTTTCTGTTTGTGTATCAAGTGGAAACTGTCCATAAAGGATTATTCCTGTATCCCAAACTAATCTATATTCTTTTGTTAATATCATATCTTATTATGCTGTTCCACCATCTGTAATTGTCCAACCGTGGTCAGCTATTAAAGCTGCTCTTGCTGTTGCTGCTGCTCCACCACTTGTATATGTACTACTTCCAAAATGTGGACTTAAACCGTCTACTACACTTTGTCCTTCCCATCCTATTAACAAAGCGTCATAATTTGCGGTTGATAGGGTTTGACCATACATAAAGTTACTCATACTATTAGCAGTAGACATGTCCCAAGAGCTAAGATTTTGATCAAAAGAAGAAGCGGCAGAGTCAGTTGATTTAAACATATCACGGAATTGAGATACCCCACTTACATCCCATCCGCTCAGGTCTTGATTAAAAGCATCACATCTATCAAACATTCCTCCTAAATTTGTGGTATTGCTTACATCCCAACTACTAACATCTCCATTAAACACAGTAACATATTTAAAACATCTGTAAAAACTTTCGACAGTAGATGTATTCCAAGATGATATCCCTGTTCCAAGGTCCGTTAAAGCATAACAATATGTAAACATCTGGTAGAAAGAATTAGTAGTTATTGTTGGAGCATCTGAAGCAGTAACAGTCATACTTCTACAATCTCTAAAAGCTTGGTCGTCTGTAAAATTAAAATCTCCCCAATTAGATATTACTCTCATTTTTCTTCTATCTCCAGCACCAGAAAAATCCCACCCCCTAATAGTACCCTCCATTTTTATAGTATAAGTTCCTGATGCACCATAGACGTGGGTTATTTCTGCCTGGTTATAAGCTGTAATTGTATCTGTGCTGCTGTCTCCCCAATCAACAGTAAAATTTATACTTCCATTATTTACTAAAGGTAACACAAATGTATCTGATGCTGAGCCTGAAGAATCTGTAGTGTCTACAGTAAATGTAAATGCATCATCTGAAGAAGGAGCATCAATACTGCCAATCTTACCTAACGCTGCTTTCGCAGCATTATTAACTTTAGCCATATTAGCGTT